GTTTCCGTGTAGGTGACAGCGTGACAATTGCTGGTACAAACGGTAACTCAGCTCTTCATGGCACGTACACCATTTTGACTGTTCCAACAACGACAACATTTACCTACGCCACGGCAACAAGCGGAACAATTACTTCTGCTGCTGACACTGGTACGGCACTTGTCGAGGCAGGCTCTTGGACAGTCGACGACTTCCTGTCGCAGGGATCAACAACTGAGACCAACATTCCAGGTGCTTCTGACTTCAACGAAGATGAGGACATTGACTTCATCATCGCTTCGACAGAAGATCCAACCTCTTAGTAAAAATACGCTTGTATTGAGCGGCGCGCCTTCGGTATAGAATTACCAGGTGCGCCGCTCAGTGCGTATATACGAGAAGTACGAGGAAGTATGACGAATCTGTGGGTCACACCAGAAGAACTCGGCGACTACGCTGAGTCTGAATTTGCGTATGAGGCTGCTAAGTCTGCGTCGAACCTGTTGTGGTCACTGTCAGGTAGAAAGTACAGTGGAATCACGACAGTGACAGAGCGGTACGTCTGCGCCTCGCGGCGTTATCGCTACGGCTCATCTATCCGCAATAGCAACGCTGAGCTGATCAACGGCGAAATATATAACATTCCGTCGAGCGACGTCGACTTTTACTACGACATTACGTCTGATGGAACAGCACAGTCTGCTCGTCTTCGTCTTCGTGGTAGACCAGTAACAAAGATCCACTCGATTAGAAACCGTGTTGGCAAGCTAATCAGTCCTAGTATGTATTACTTAGTAGATCACTCTACGATTCAGGCAGTTGCCGGTGTTCCATGGACGCCTTGCGATGTTGAAGTTACGTATACGTATGGCGTTGAGCCGCCAACACTTGGAAAAATGGCCGCAAGAACTTTAGCTATCGAGTTTGCCAAACTTTGGTCTGGATCAGACGATTGTGCGCTGCCACAACGTGTCACATCTGTGTCACGCCAAGGTGTGTCATACACGCTCCTCGACAGCCAGGACTTTATCGATGACATGCGCACTGGCATCTACGCAGTTGACCTCTTCCTAAAGTCTGTGAATCCAGACAAGGCGCGTGCAAAAGCAAGAGTGTTTACTCCTGATATTCCGCGCGCTCGTCGCTACAATCCGAAAGCTCTCAAGCTCGGGCTAAGCGACCTCGATGTCAGTGTCCCCGTCGATGGCGACAAGACAATAGAAGTAACCCTTGAATCAATTAACGCTGGATTTCTAGCTGACGAAATTGGGTGGACTCCATACTTAGTTCTTAGAAACTATGCTGAGACGTTGTCAACAACTGTCACTGATTCCGTGGTTATAACAGATCCGACACCAGCAGCAAAATCGGTATCTAACAAGTCCTTAACAAGCAACGTCGCCACTCTGACAACGAGCACTGCTCACGGTATTGCCGTAGGCTCTGCGATCGTAGTTGCTGGAGTCGATGCTACTTTCAACGGTAGCTACACTGTCGTAGCAACGCCAACTACAACAACTCTTACCTACGCAAAGACCAACGCAAACATCGTGTCAGCAGTTGCGACTGGCACAGTCACTGCCCCGACTGACGATGTCTTAGCACTCACTATTACGTACGAAGAAGCCCGCAAAGCTATCGGTCTAGTAGATCCAGGCACTTACGATCTTTATGCCTCAAGAACTAATGGCGAAGAGACTGAAATTATCTACATTGGCTCTGGAAACTTAGTAGTTAAGCTTTCAGAAGACACCGCAACCGCATACACACTAGGATAAGACATAGTTATGGGAATCGTAGATATTTCACAAGTAGATGAAGGCGCGCTCAATATTGTCGATTTTCTCGACGGTGTCCTTGAGCGTGTCGAGGCAGTGTTTCAATCATACAATGTACCGCTACCGTCGCGCAGGTATTGGACTGTAGGCCAAACTGCGATCGACTGTGAGCAGCTCGTCGTAACTCTTCTTCAAGTATATCTCGGGCCTCCTGGAGACCAAGCGTCGGCTCCCCAGCGATGCAACATGCCGCGAACAGCGGTAATGACTGTAACAATTGCAAGAGAAATTCCTGTAGTAGGCCAGAACGGACGTCCACCGTCTGCTGAAAAAATCACTGATGGTTCTAAAATTTCAGCGATTGACGCGTACGTTTTGATGAGTTCCATTAACTCACTCGACATGTGGGAATCCGGCGGGTACGGTGTTGGCGTTATTGCGACCGCCGACGTTACTCCACCCGAAGGCGGATTTCAAGTCGTCAACATGCAGTTAACAATGGCAATTCCATGATCCAGCGCGGCGTCGGCCCACGCATCACAGGCGTCTTTGTCTGGAACTATCCAGAAAAAATGCACCTACTAAAGGACCCTACTGGGCCGCTAGGACAGTACCTATATAAGCGTGGCGAGGCAATTCGTTTTGCTGCGATGATGCACGTAGGTAAGAACACTGGAAATCTTGCTAGATCAATGAAGCTTGAACTAAAGACTGCGGTATATGGCCAGAACATGATTGTCGGGTCTCCGCTAAACTACGCGTACTACGTACACGAAGGTACTCGCCCTCATATGATCCATGCAAGAGGTGGCGTATTGCGATTCTCAAAAGGCTCACGAGTTATCTACTCAAGGCAAGTCATGCATCCAGGAAGTAAGCCACAAAAGTACCTGTCAACGTACCTTCCTCTGGTATTATTGTAAATAGTTCGTGGAACCTCCACGTAGGACGAAATTTACGGAGAAAGTAAGATGGCACGTTTTAAGGATTTTGGATCTGGCGGTAACGGCGAAAAGGCCGAACCGATCACGTTCAAGCTGCATGATGAAGAGTTTACCTGTCGAGGAGAGATCCCAGGCAAGGTAGTTTTAGACTTAGTCGCTAAGTCCGGCTCAGATGACCCATCTGAGTCTGCAAAAGTAATTGAAGGATTCTTTGCAATTGTTCTTCAGCCTGAGAGTTTAGAGCGCTTTAACGAGCTCGCTGTAGATCCAGACAGAATAGTCTCAATGGAAACTCTATCAGACATTGTTGCCTGGCTTGTTGAGGAATACACTAACCGCCCTACGTTGCGGCCAGAAGCTTTGCCCAGTGGGCAATAGACCTCTGGCCGTATGTTAATGGCAACTGTTTAGTTTCTGGAATCAGACTAGAACAGTTAGAGTCAAGCGACATGCTTGACGTACTTCATTATTTGTTTGAAACAGACGCACTTCCGTCGAGCGCGGAAGTAGCAGAAGCTCGCGACTCTATTAGGCACTCTATATACGGAGATCTCTATAAGAAAGAGTACAAGTATGGAGGCAAAAAGACTAAGACGCTGACAGGCGATCCAGAAATCGACTATCCACTCGATGATAGCGACATTCCAGTGCCTGTAGACCCGTTTGAGAGATCTCAAATGACAAAACCATACGTTTCTCCTACATCGTTTGATGACGCGTCTCCTAATCCTTTTGGCGGCATACTAGACGCCCCACTCAGGTAGTCTAGGATGTAATAGAATAATGACGACGCAACGGAAGGAGGTGAAGTGACATGGCATTCGTCGGCTCAGCGTTTATTCAAGTAATTGCAAACACGTCCCAATTCGACAACGGAGTTCAACGTGCTATCGATCGGTTAGAAGACCGCTACGGTGACGCAGGCAAGAACATTGGTATCTTATTCGGTAAAAAAGTTACTGCAAGCTTTAAAGATCTTGACCGCGCGGCTGTACAGACCTACCAAGGCTTCAACCAGCTCATTGAGAGAAGCTACTTCCTACAAGGCGCTATTGCCGCGTTTGTTCCAGTGCTTAGCGCGGTTGTCTCTGGCTTTGTAGCTCTAGTTGCGCAAGTGGGCGCGGCAGCTCCGGCGCTTATAGTACTTCCAAGTATCTTTAGCGCAATGATACAAGGAATGATGACGCTGAAACTCGCGTTTGGCGGTATTGGCAAAGCACTGCAGCAAATGGGCACAGGCGCCGGAGACGCGGCAAAAAAACTTAAAGACCTTCAAGATAGAGCGCTAAAAACAAAAGACGCGCTAGTGCGTGCTGACTGGAGGCTCACAGACGCGCAAAACGCATTGAACAGGGCATACGCAACAGCTGCTGAAAGAATTCAACAGCTAAACTTTGATTCAGAAGACGCGGCGCTATCTCAGCAGCGTGCTGCAATGGCTCTTGAAGGAGCGCGTGAAAGCCTAAAGCGAGTTCAAGATCTTCCGCCAAACAGTAGAGCGCGTAAAGAAGCTGAACTTGCGTTTAAAGAAGCCGACTTAAACTACAGGCGTGCTGTAGACAGAAACAAAGATCTTCAAGACGAACAAGACAAAACAACAAATAACGGAGAATGGACGAGTAAGCAGCAAGTCGACAACTCAGATGAAGTTGTTGACGCATCAAGAAACCTTCTTGACGCCGAAATGTCGTACGCTGCCGCGCTTAAAGATCGCAAAGAAGCAGTTGAAAAACTTAAAAAAGCA